CACCTGACTCGTTTAAATTATTCAGACAAGCGCAGTTGGATTTAGCGACAACAATCGGGAATGTTTTTGTTCCTATTATCACTCCACTTGTTAAGGCTTTGACAGGGTTAATCAAGGTTTTCGACATGATTCCCGGTCCTATTAAAGGGCTGATTATTATCTTTGGTGGTTTAGTGATTGCTGCAACTGCCTTAGTTGTTCCGATTGGTATAGCTGTAACTGCGTTTAGTGCGATTGGTACTGCTATTGCTGGTTTGAAGGCCGCTGGTTTAGTAGCTGTAATTTCAGGTTGGGTTGGTTCTATGGGACCAGTTGTTGCTGCTTTTGCCGGAGTACTCGCAAAGATCAAGGCGATTGGTTTAATTGTCGCGGCTGTATTCACTGGACCTGCAGCTCCTTTTGTTCTTGGTGCGGTTGCTGTTGGTGGTTTAGTTGCAGCGTTGTTAAAGTTCGAGGGCTTTAGAGAGTTATTCGTAAACGTCGGAAAGTGGGCGTGGGGAATGATTAAGAAGATACAGCCGATTGCTGATTGGGTTTTGAATTGGCAAACAAAGCTTGTTAGTAAGTTTTTAAACTATTTAAAGACCAATTGGAGCAAAGTAAAAGGGATCGTGACGAAGCCGTTTGTTGATGCTTTTAATTTCGTAAAGAAAGGAATCCAGAATGCAATCAAGTTTGTAGATGATGCTTTGTTTGGTTGGTATAGAAGAGCAATGAAGAGGGTCAATAGTGTGTTAGCAAAGATTGGACTTGCTAAGAAGTCATCTGAGTCAGGCGGTAGTCCTAAAGGATATGCAGAGGGTGGATATATTCCCCAAGGAGGGCAACTTGCGATTGTAGGAGAAGGAAAAAGCTCGGAGTACATAATCCCCAGTCACAAGATGGGCGGCTTTATTAATAACTACCTTTCAGGTTTAAGAGGCAACGCAGCTATTCCACGTTTTGCGGAGGGTGGTTTTGTTTCTGGAGGTAGCCCAAACATCAACATCAAGACAGGTCCAGTTATGCAGATGTCTAATGGTCAACAATATGTGACTGTTAACGACCTTCAATCTGCCTTATCTAGTTTCTCAGCTTCTGTCTTTAGCCAATCAAGGACAGCGGGCGGTCGTCGTTTTCAGGGTATTAGCTAATGAGCAACAGAGCACAAGCGCAGTATTTAAGGCTCTACAGCGGGGGAACCGATAAGCTTCTCTGGCAGTCTTACTATGTCAATTCAACTATTTCTTTAAGCTCTAAAAGTTGGTCTTATTTTCCGTTTACTGCTGATGGTTTGATGTCATCTAGTGCGAGTGGAGGCAATACAGTTTCTTTAACTTGTCCAGCAACTACAGCCGCGATTTCTAGCTTAACGGAAGCCTTAAATAATCAATACTTAGTAGAGTTGAAAGTGTACGAATTTGATTCACGATTATCTAATGTTGCTCCACAATCTAATCAATCTTTAATCGTTAATTTCTTAGGAGTGATAACAAGTATCGGGGGAAGTTTTGAAACGTTAAACGTAAATATTGGATCGAGTATTTCACCTGTGGGGGCATCATGCCCGCCGCGCAAATTTACCACTGACTTGATAGGGAACCCCATACGATTATGAACATACAAGTATCTGATCCATTAAGCCTGCTCCCATACCAGTCGGGGTTAACGGGTGATGAATTAACAGAAGAAGCAGCTAAGGGGAATACATCATTAGATACTCGGCAGAGGGCCATAAAAATAGGCGAACCAGTCCCGATTGTTTTTGGTCGGCGGGTGACAGTAGGTAGTGATCAAATAGGAGGCGTATTTGTAGCTCCGGGGGCTACCAGTGGAAGATTTATTAATGACTCAACTACAAATGCTTTAACCGTTAATTTGCAATTAATTCTTAGTCAAGGCGAGATAGGAGATATAAAAGAAAATCAACTTTATCAATGGGCTTGCAGGGTTGGAACCTGGAAGAGAGCTTATAACGAAAGGGCCTCTAATTGGACACCAGCGACTACAATCACCAATGTTAGTGGCAAGGTTACGTGGGACAATATCCCAAGCTATCCCGGGACTGACGCAGTATTTTCGGACCTAACTTGTTTATCGTATACAAACAGTTTCGATGATGGCGACCGTACGTGGGATCGTCAAATATATGTATATGTTGAGAATGGTTTAAAGGTCACAAGAATATTAGATAGCACTCTTGGGTCAAGTAATAACTTTATTGATTTAGCTATTTATTTAATCAAACAATCGAAGCGGCTTCCAGATGACATGATTGATGATACGTCCATGCTTGCCGCTGCTAATTTCCTTGAGGCTAATTCGTTTTTATGTAATGGTGTTGTTTCTCAATCGCAGAATTTAGAAGATTTTTTAACCCAAACAGGTAATCAGTTTTTACTTCGCTTATCTGAGAAAGATGGGAAAAAATGCTTCAAACCTCGGTTGCCTGTTAATGCTGACCATACTATTAATTCAACTAATGCTGTCAGTTATGTTTATGCGTTTACTGAAGACCATATATTAGACGGTAGTTTTGAAATTGAATATATCCCGATCACTGAACGGCAAGATGCAAAAGCCTTAGTGATGTGGAAGCAACAAAATGATAACGACCTGCCAATTATTAGGACATCTGAGGTGCAACAAAGCGGGGTAAGTAATCCCGTTATTATTCAATATGATTTGTCGCAATGGTGCTGTTCAGAATCTCACGCAATCAAGTACGCAGCGTATCAGATAGCAAAACGTCGTTACATAACTCATTCTTTGCGCATTAGTGTTAGGCCCTCAACCTTTAATAGCACCCTTGCATTAGGCGATATTGTCAGAGTCAAGCTAAGAAGAGAAACCAACGCGGGTACTGTTGATTATCACGATTATTTATATGAAGTAGAGCGAATACAAAAAGCAACAACGGGAGTTATTGAACTTGATTTAATACATTTCCCAGTCGATGCAAATAAAAAGTCTATTGTTGCTCAAGCCGTCGTAGCAGCTACCCCCGTCGGGACCGTTATTTCTAGCTCAAGAACAGATATTACGTGCCATTCCAACAGTGGTACTAATCCCATAGTTGATGACGGTGTTACTTGGCCTTCTCTTGGTGGTACTAGCTGGGATATGGGAGACTTTGACGAGTCAACAGATTTCGAGGATGATTTAGGTAACGCAACTGATCCTTTTGATAGTGCTATCGCAACAGGATTAACAGATGACCGGTCAAACGCTGACCCCCTTAAAGCTGGTGACACGTTGACAGCAACGGGTGGCTCTTGTGCAGGTGGTCGAATTAGGTATTACAGAAGATCCAAAGACGGCCCCCCTGTTGGTGAATTTGTTCCTGATAATCAAAAAACTTATACATCAACGGTGCTAACTGACACGGGTTCAGGTAGTTATGAAATGACGAGTGCTGATATTGATTACATTGTTGGCGCTGAATGGTCTTGTCCTGATCCTAGTTCAGATGATGGTTTTGGAACTCCTGAAGTTATAGGCGAAACAACAACAGCAATAGAACCTAACTTAACCTCGTATGGTTTTGCAAGATGGGTTGGCACCTTAACAGTTCATCAAGCATTTCAAACAGATAGAAATGATGGCTGGGGTAATGATTTACCGGATATTCAAGCCTCTACAACGACAACAGAATATACGTCTCAATATTATAGTTATAGCGATGATAGCCCTTTGTCTATTGGTGGCGCGTGGGGTTGCAATATGAGTGGTGTTCCTCTTAGCAGCAGTCCAACCGGAACTTTTCAATACCCAGCAGCAGGCGTGGTCCCTTGGCGAGCATCCGTTCAAACAAAACAATTATCGGGTTGTGGTGGAGGTTCTTTATCTCTTGGCGGTTTTGGCGCAGGTTCGTGTAGTGGATCTCCACCTAGAATTACTCATGGTTGCAGTACACCCGGTTCTTATTGGGCAATTAGCGGTAGTTGGGAGTTTTCAAACGCAACAAATCCGCAACCTACAACCGTACCTGATGCTGTTTGGGAAGGTCGCAAAAGTGCTAATGATGGTTTTGATTAAAAATTATGGCTTCTAATTTTCCAAGTATTAGCCCTAGCTCGCGAGTTTTCACCCCCGGTTCTGTAGCTAGTAGTAATCTCGGTCATTTATCCGGGGAGCAAACAGGGGTTAGGCATTCATCGGCTTCCTATGGGCATCGGTTGCGAATGACTTTTGTCTCTGTTAGTAGGTCTCAACAACAAAGCCTCGTATCTCATTACGCCTTCCATGCCAACTTTGAGCCATTCGACCTTTCCTCAGAAACATTAGTTGCAACAAATTTGACTTTCCCTACGGGTTATAAATGGCGTTATTCAGAAAGCCCAACGATTGAAGAAGTTAACGGTCAAATTAATATGTCTGTCAGTCTTGAATTATTGCCCCCTTATACGATTTAAAAAATGCTTGATTATCCCGGTACAAGAAAACCTAATTCTATTAGTTATGACATCGGTGGCTTAAATGTAAGTGAGTCAAGCACTTTATCAAGTGGACCTATTCGTTTTCGTAGAGGAAATATACTTACTTCGCATCAAATTACGTTTAGATATTTAGACCTCACGCAAATAGAAGTATCAGCGTTTAGGCAACACTACCTCGATGCCGCAGGGACTCATTCTAAATTTAAAGTTCCATCTGCTGTTTTTGGTGGGGCAAATATTACGCAAAGTACAAGCCTTTATAGATATGCTTCAACGCCAGCGGAAACACAAAAAGGGGTATTCCATGATATAGAGATCAGCCTTTTAGTACTAACAGGGGTAGACCTTACTTATATATTGACTGCTGAGAATGCGTCAACAGTTGCAACAGAGTCTACTGTGACTGATAGTTTCTTTTTAAATGGTACTGGACCGTTCATATTGAATTGCGATGATGCAACCCCACATGCAGGAACTACACTAGAATATTTGATAATTGCAGGTAACGCTAACGGGATATGACTCAAACAACAGTACGTGTACAAATACAGCAACGAATTAGCACTGATAGCGAATGGACCTCTGCTAATCCTGTTTTACTGCTTGGAGAAGTTGGGCACAATTCGACGACTAAGCAATATAAGCTCGGGGATGGTACAACAGCTTGGAATAGCCTTGACTATGCGGGGGGCGGTTCCTCTGCAACATGGCTAACAGAGAATGACGCTACGGTTTCATCAAGCTATACGTTAGCGAAGAATGGTTTCGCAGTTGGCCCAATAGCAGTAAACTCTGGAGTAACAATTACTATTAATGCACAGCAAACTTTCGTACTGCTTTAAAACATCATGCCTTACGGTTCAATAAAGGTTGATTCAATAATTTGGAATAATAGCGGATCTGATGCAACGCTATCAGTTTCAACTATTCCCTCTACTGTTTCACCTGATTTCACAACGGATATAACATTATCAGCGGCGGCCCCTGTTAAGTTCGCTGATTCTGACAGTAGCCATTTCATAAGCTTTCAAGCACCGGCAACGATTGCCTCAAATGTCGCGTTAACTTGGCCGGCGGTGGCCCCTACAACAGGTCAAGTTTTAAAAAGTAGTTCTACAGCTACTACCCTTGAATGGGCTAATGACTCCGCACCGTCAAATGTAACTAACTTTGCTATCGGAACAGGGGCAGCGGCAGCCGCAAATACTGATTTTGATTTATCAGGAACATTCGCGCAAAATATAGTTACAGTTGCCCAATCTGCAACACCTACTTTAGATTTATCGACGGGTAATTATTTCACATTAACGCAAAATGCCAATGTAACTTCTTGGACTTTTTCTAATCCCCCTGCGAGTCGTTGTTATGGTTTTCTTTTGGAATTAGCCAACGTTACTTATACAACAGCGTGGACTTTAGCAAGCGGAACAATTAAATGGCCTGCTGATACCGCACCAACTCTTAGTGCATCAAAAACGCATCTAATCGGCTTCATAACAGACGATGGCGGCACTACTTACCGTGCATTTAGTGTTGTTGATTACACAACTTAAGTATTAATTATGGACCCTAAATTACTTTCTGCGATTGCTGCTGCTGGTGCTGCTGGTGATAGCGTTATAGGCGTAGAAGATGTATTTAAAACTTATCTTGTAACAGGAAACGGATCGGCAAGAAGTATTAATACGGGAATAGATATGACAGGCGGTGGTTTGGTTTGGTCAAAAAATAGATCTATGGGATCATCTCACGCTTTAATTGATTCAGAAAGGGGAGGAACTAAAGTTCTTAAAAGTGATCATAACGGTGCAAGTGAGACTGAATCTACGGCCATAAGTTCTTTTAATAATAATGGCTACAGCGTCGGAAGTTATAGCTTATTTAATAATACTAGTAGCCCTTTTGTACAATATAGCTTTAAAAAACAAAAGAAATTTTTCACAATCAAAACCTACACAGGATCAGGTAGTACTCAGACATTGACCCATGATTTAGGCAGTATTCCGGGTGCAATTTTTATTAAATGCACAAGTGGAGCTGCTCATTGGGCTGTATACAATCGAGGTATGAACGGCGGCACAGACCCAGAGGATTACGGGGTATCCCTTAATCGTACTAATGCTCAAAGTAACGATACTTGGTTTGGAGATACTGCGCCTACTGCATCGGCCTTTACTGTCGGTGATGCACATTCTGAAACTAATACAAACGGGTCGACTTATGTAGCTTATTTATTTGCACATGAAGAGGCAGAATTTGGTCCTAATTCCGATCAAAAAATAATATCTTGCGGTAGTTATTCGGGGACAGGATCAGCAGGTTTATCAGTAACCTTACCGTTTGAGCCTCAATATATACTAGTGAAAAAAACGAGT